TTTGACGGTACAGTGACCCGTGTGTAATCTCTCTTCAAACGTTAATTCCGGTCTATTGATATCAAAATAGTCAAACACATGAAATTTCAGTTTGAGCGGGTCGGTCTTGAAGAGGCTCGTAATTTCTTCGAACGTTTTATCTTCGACGTAACACTCACCGTCCAAATATTCGCCTTCTTTGAGATCTTTCCCCCATACCTCCGTTCCGGGTACAATCTTCCCCGTTCGCGAGATACCACCCTTATTGGACACGAGAAGACGGACACCGTCAATTTTGGGTTGAATATAGAACGGTATGGAGATATAATTTTTCCGTTCTTCCCATTTATTTGCCAACATTGGAAGAACCGCAGTACATTTGATTTTTTCATTTTTCCACATGGTTTTTGCCCGGGCGACCGCTTTTTCGTATCCCGTATTTACCAATGTCTTCGATACGGTTTCCTTACCACCCACAATTCCAGAGGTTTTTACAATGTATGCGGTACCGTCTTCATTGTCTTCGACGCGAATATCCGTAAATCGGTCTTGACCATTTTTGCTTTTTCTGATAAGTCGTTGCATTCTTAAAAATAATTTGTTGATTTTAAGTAGATATGATTCCAGTTGTAAATTATGGAAGGATGGAACGACTTAGGCCTCCAGAAGTCACAGAAGTGCCTATGAATTTAAATACACTTTCTATAATTTTTATTATATTTTGTGTGGTGGGATTATATGTTAGATATACACACATCAGTCGATTGCGTGAACTATCTTATACTTGATACATTTTCTAGCGTCTAAATATAAATCTTTCTTCATCAATTTGTCAAATTTCTTTTCAGGGATTTCTGTTTTACTCATAAAAAGATCCTTTATACATTTCATGAATTTTTTACACGATTTCAATTCATCCTTGATTTCATGAAATTTTCCCCATATCTCTGTACTCAGCTGGTGAATGAGCACGTACGCATTTTGTCCAATTCTTCTCTCGTGACCACCCATCAGCATAAATGTCGCGGCGCTACAACATGCTCCCTGTGCTATGGTGATTACTTTTACCCTCGACCTCTCTATTACATTCATGGCATTCATTCCACTAAATATATCACCACCCTCACTCATGATATGAACCCGTATCACCGGCAAATAGTCTATGAGGTCTGCGGATCGTTTGAGAAGTTCTATTTCAAGTTTCTTAAACTTTTCTATAAATTCTAATATGTTCTCCACCGATATTTCACCATAAAACAATATTTCGTTACCTATGACCTGTGTCGTATCACTTTTATCTTCGGTCTCTTCATTGTCCTTGGATGGCATTTTTCATGGACTTTTTTATATGAGTAACCTGTTTCTGTTTTAACCTGCTTGAAATTGCGAGGTGATTCATGACATCAAAATCCGCCGGTAATAAATTATATTCCATGAGAATGTCTATATTTCCCTGCTCGGCGTGTTTTTTCAACAGACACAGTTCCTCTACACCGACCGACGATCCTATACTCCTAGTTCTGCGGTTTATAGCCTTTACTTTTTGGTATCGCATTTTCATATTTCCAAACTTTGTCCATGAACTACCGGGTCTAATATTTTCTCGTTTGAGAGGTTTTGACATGCATGATTTTGGTATAGAAACGGATGATAACGCATAATATGGCATAAGTTCCCATTTTCCTTCATAGATTGAAGCGTCGTACATGTCCGCATCAGAGAAAGACATCGATGCTCGCGAATAATCCACATTTTTGGAATCTATGTAATTTTCTTGGAATATATCCGCTACGTGACCATGTTCCGTTAATTTACTATCTAATATAGTTTCATGTGTCCTTTCACAAAGTATATCGTGTATGTATTCCTTTGGTGATTTAAATTCATCCTTTTCGTCCGATTCTTCATTGAGATATGATAAAAAATTGCGAATATTTCCATGTGATTTTTCTGCCGCTTTCTTGGCTCCCGCCCCAGATTTTACACTCAATAGTTTATTAATCGTCGGAACCGGTAGATAAATCACTTCAAAGTTTGGTACCCCCAGATAGAACTGATTGGTAGATATTACGTGAGATCCGTTGGTATATCTTTCCCCGTCGCATATACTTTGAAATATATTCTTATATGGGTAATATGTGGGGTCGTAATCATCTATAAATAAATGTTTCGATGACCCTCTAATACAATCTAAAAACGTACTCTTATTTGCTATGTTTTCGTGTGTTATCTCGATACTATTCTGTTCATTAAGAATACAATTTAAAAAATGTGTCTTACCGCTTCCTACATTTCCACATACAATTACATTTGTATTTGATTTGAGATGCTCCTGAAATATTTTAAATTCCTTTTTGTGTATCGTGATTTTATTTTCTTGATTTTTTTGTGGTGTTATTTTAATGAAGCAGTCCATTGATGATCTTACTAATCAGGCAATAGATATTGTTACGAAAAATTCCGCACTACAAGAACGTGTCGTCGAACCTTTAAGACGGAAAATTTTTCCATACCTCATATGTGTTACTTTATTCAACATCGTCATGTTTATATTGATTCTTTATATGGCTCGTCGTATTTCCAAAATGCAGGTATAAATAATATTCGTTAAATGTAAGTATGAATAAAGAAACGAAACTTCGGTTATTTTGGACAATTTCCTTTTTGGCGGTAACAATACGACTCATGGTTGGTGTGTATCGTGATCAGAAGAAATCAAACCCTTCGCCAAATAATATTCCCAGTATTAAGTAAATGAAGAAGAACTCTCGGTATTCTCTTCTCATTATTGGTTTATTGGTTGCGATTATATTCCTTCTGACAAACCCCCGTATCATTCGTCTTCCTTCGAGAAGACCCCATCAGCCCGTAATTGTCAATTCCGTAACACAGGAAAGACGCCAACCGGAATTCAGAAATGCTCCCATTAAGAAGTACAAACCCGGGCGAACGCAACAAATGGGTTTATTAATTGGTAACGATGAGGAAGCATTACCCTTATACGGTAAGGAAGTTCGAAACAGACGGGATAGATATCATTATTATACGACCACACCAGGAAATCAAATTTATCCATTACCCCTCGTCCATAATGGTAGGGAATGTACCGAAGATATTGGGTGTCCCGAGTTTTATGGAGGCGAGAGTGTTTCTGTTGTCTCTAAGGATGGTACGTATCAAACCAAAATGTATAGGACTGATAATTTCTTCTAATAAATGTAATTAAAAAATATCATTAAACATAAAGTAGTATGGTTCGCTATTCTATGTTTAACAATAGATCATCACAGTGTCGGACTGTAGGCGTCAGAGCCTCGAGACGAGTTGATCAGGGTTATTCGTTATCCGAAAAGGAGTCTATTATCACACGAAAGGCACTGGAGACTTTATACGAAACTCCTCTCCCCGACATGTTTATGCGGTTAGATGCTCACATTCATCAGGTGCGTTATAGATTGGTACTTTCGGACGCAATCGATGAGGCACGCGAGGAATGTAAGGACGATATTCATTGTATAGATTGTAAATTGGCCTGGGAACGTGTATGCGAGATAGAAGATTCAGCTGATAAACATATAGATTTTTATCAGTGACCACACTTGTCGCAGTATTCTTCTTCCTTGCGTTGGAGGAGGAAGACGTGATCATACATATGCATTAAACCCAAAAACAAGGCGACGAGACTTAACATCATCTTGGGACTTCGCACCTTTTGTCGAGACATGGACAAGATCGCCAAGATAATGGCGGCAAAAATAACAACCCGAACCACACCCGGTTTCGGTTTTAACACACTGAGGTCAAACGATTTCTTTTCTTCCTTTTTGGGGACTTCGACGATTTCGGAACCGGACGACATTTTATAGTATTATTACATGAGAAATAAATGTTTTCTACACACGGACTTATATATGTCCCTGTCCCCGATGAGTTCAAGTTCGTCCGAGTCAATGGTTCGTTTTGTAAATGGTCCGGGTGTTCCGTCCATACAATCCATGCACAGCGCGGATAATTTTATAACTTCATCCGCGATTGGGATACAGTCTATGAGGGTTCCAAATTTTCGTTGTCTGTAATCACCATCTAAGCCGGCCAGTAACACAGACTTGTTTTTAACGAGACATAACTCACAAAATTTCCTGAGATCCGTAAAGAATTGTGCTTCATCCACGGCTATAATTTCCGCATCTATGAATGAAGGTTCGTTTATAATTTCATTGAGCGTTTTCGTTTTTATACACTCAAATGTTATTCCATCGTGTGTTTTTAATACCTGCTCAGGGGAACGGGTATCTTTTGCACAATTGACCACCAGTACTCTCTTTCCAATGACTTTATAACGCTTAAGTCTTCGTATCAGTTCAGATGTTTTACCGGAAAACATATTTCCAATAATCACACTAACACTCATCTCTTAATAAAATAATATTGTTTTTTTTATATGGGTATTCGACATAAGGCCACTTTTGGTGATTTAGATGGGTACTATTATCCAAGTAGTGGCCGCGTCAAGTTTGGGGCTTGGACATTTCCAAACATTACCGTAGCACTTAAATATATTCGGGATCCTGTGTCCGGATTTTATTCACCCCATAGGTAACTTAATGTTCGTTTTATTTTTATATCATTCCATACTTGATTAATAAAACCTCCGCTGAATATTTTATTAAAAATATACATGTTATTTTAATAAAATATTTTAAATCATTCATTATTTTGCTCTAGTAACATTTCACGAATATTATCATATAGAATACTTAATAGTGCAATTTTATATGTAAGAAATCCAAATAGTGTCGCACCATAGTCAAATTCAAATGGGATAGGTGTGTGATTCCATATACCTTCGCCCACGGCTAAACAAATTGGGAATAAAATAGGTATTTCCATACTTCCTTTCTCTATGTTATCTACCTTGGAATACAACGTATCCAGGTATGCGAGTGATGTTCCTAGTCCCACGCCATACGATATTCCCGCCTCCATGCCCTGACCTATGAAATAAGACATAGTCAAGGATGTACCATAAATTGCCGTCGTTTGCGTTAATTTTCTTTTCAACCTGATATATTCGTCATTATTTTGTGTGCGAATAGTTTTTTTAAATGGTTGCAGCGAAAGTGAATATCTCCTAGAAAGCATCTATTATTGATGATGTTTTTATTTTTAATTGAATTTATTCCAACTTTCTTCCCAGGCTTTATTGGGATATTTACGAACTGTTCGTGAAATTCCAATAGTACATCTTCGGCAATTTATTAATGTAAAGTTCTCTTCAAGTTCTTTTAGACACTTTATTCTGATGACTTTATGACCTTTACAATTTATACAACAATTTTTAGGTCTGGGGCGCTTTGCTGCTTTGACTCTGGATTCGGTTGAAAGATCCAATGACTTTGCGTATAGCTGGTACGCTGATATAATCTTAGTCATGTACTATATTATATACAAATCTTTATTCTTCTTCGATATTTGCGAGGTAGCTTGCCATGTTGAATATATCGGTGAAATAGTCAAAGGAGGCATCTACGAAATCGCCATCGTAGTTTCTTTGTAATATGTTATTGGTATCATACACCATAAATAATGCCATTAAACCCACACCAATTTTATAGAAGTTTTTAGACTTTTTCTTGGCAAATATACTATAAAAAAGCATAGCCAATATAGCACCGAACAACATAAGTCCAATTGGTCTCAGATTCCATCCCATTTTGATGGTAATCCCACCAAGAATAAACATGAGAATGAATATTCCTATAGCATCCGTGAGCGCTTCTTTTGCGTTAAGATCTCTGGACGTTAAAACGCCCATGAAGAAGGACAGCAACGTAAAGAGTGCGAATTTATAGGGAAGTTTTAATTTAATGAAGACGAGAGGAATTAATGTACAGAAAAATAAAATCAAATACATGAGCATATTTTTCGCAACGTGGTCACTGAACTGCGGACTATCTATGATCCGTTGCGCCGTTACGTACGCAATTGTTCCCTGAAAAATTAGGTTACCGAATACCTTAGCCATGAACGGCGCCTTTTCCTGAATCAATGACATGTTTACATGAATGGAGAAAAAATATTAATTAAAGAGTAATGACACATCATGAATATATGAGCACTCTCAGAGTTAAGAAATTGAAATATGATGCAATTATACCTACAAGAGGGTCTCCTTTGGCTGCTGGTTACGACTTATATAGTACATGTAATCTCAGTATTAATGCAAACGAAAGAGCTATTGTCGAGACGGGTATTGCGATTGAAATGCCAGAGGGCGTTTATGGACGAGTTGCGCCACGTTCGGGACTCGCCGTGCGATCAGGAATATCCGTGGGAGCCGGAGTCATCGACAGAGACTACAGAGGAGAACTCAAGGTCGTTTTATTCAACCAGGGTTCAGAGTCCTTTGAAGTCAAAAAGGGAGACAGAATCGCACAGCTCGTGTTGGAAAGGCACGAGATGCCCGAAGTTGAGGAAGTTGGCTTGTTGGAAGAAACCCACAGAGGAGAAGGTGGATTCGGATCTACTGGAGTGTGATTAATTTTTCTTTTTCGTTGTATAAGGTTTAATATTCTTTCCGGATATGGCCCTTCGGGTTACGGGACTCATGGCCTTTCTGAAATTATCCCTAACCTTGCGCACAAATGTTTTTAAACCGCGTTTATTAAATACGGTCTTGATTTTACCGTTATTCCCAACATTCGTACTAATATACACACGTTTCTTGGGTTTAATATTTTTTTTGGTTACCGGGGTGAATTCCTTGTTGTACCACGTCGCGACGTTCTTATTCCTGTTGTTAGAATTAGATGCGCCATTTTTGTTATTTGAATTTGAATTTGAATTATTTGAGAGATTGCTATTTGGTGGTCTGGAGACAAGTCCCCGTCTCTGATCGAGTCGTTGTGTTCTCTCTCTTCGTCGTTGTGCCTCGGTTTCGTTTTGAGTACGCATTCTTCGTCGCCGCGCCAGACTCACTCTTCGTCGTCGTGCCTCGGTTTCGTTTTGAGTACGCATTCTTCGTTCGCGATCGGCTCGTGAAACTGGCATCGATACTTATAAATACCTTACATTAAAAATTTTATATATTGGGATTACCAAGTTATAAAATTTTTTAGTTTATTTTTTGTGTAGTATAGTTATTTAGCTTCCAAACGCAACGCCGCCGAGGCCGTCCTTTATGCGTAAAATGTTGTAATTCACGGCGTAACAGCGTATTTGCGGGGAACCTCCGCCAACCGGGTTTCTGATAGCCAATTTAGCGTTATCGATACGAGAGAAGTTTAGTGTACCACTCGGTTGCGATTTATTTAAGGTTAATCCAAACGGCCACGTATAGAGCGGTGCCGTATCCAATACGGAACTCGGGATCGAACTCGTGTGCATTTCATGGACAACATTGTGGTGGAAAGTTTTGCTGGTGTTTTCAAAGAGGGGCGTACCGTTGATGTATAAGGTAGAATCATCGAACGAATACTCGGTCTGCCACGCCGCACCGGCGGATTGACCCGAGACCAAGTGAATCGCCTTCGTCGGGTGATTGAAATACGTTAAATCCACCTCCGTGGCCGTATTGGAAGTTATTTGGTACTGAGTTTGTGTAATCAATATCTCCTGTTCCTGTTCTGTGAAATATTTACGTTCATCGGAATCTAAATACACGTACGTACCATACACCTTGGGTGTTTCCGCTGGTGTAAATCCATCGCGGCACTTCACGCGAACTTCGACTTCATGGTACGCGAGACCGCACAATGGGAGACACTTTGTGAAATCTTCGGCGAAGAAGAACGGTATCATGTAATAATCGGCACTCGGTTCAACCGCGGTACCTCTGGCGTTACCCGAGACTTCGTTGGTAGTGACGGTACAAGAGGCACGGGCGCCGTTTTCTCTGTACAAAACATTATGAACCCCCTGGATGAACAAAGAATCGAGACGGGCGACTTCCTGACCTCCTATGTGCAAACTGAATTCCGTGGGTTCGGATGCGGTGTTGGAGAACAATCCATCATTGTTTGTTTGGACATTGCTGATGCTTTGGGCTTCGATCCACAAATAAGAGAGTAAATCTCCTTTGGAACGGATCGGTATAGTGACTTCGTTGTTAGACCCGAACGTACCGATATAGTCCATACGCTCTGGTTTTATGGCGAAATTTGTATGACGTTTGAAATTTTGTCGAAAAAAACTGACTTGAGGCTCGCCTGTTATGTAGGCATCTTGAACACCGACACTTACAAGATCAATCAACGCAGCTGACATTTATTAATAATGTATATTAAAAATTTAGCTCGATGAATACACAAGACATGGTCGTGTTTCAAGCTCTCACCTGGGAAGCACGGGACACGGAAGAATGTGATGAACATCTTATTAGTATTTTCGGAAAAACAGAGGATGGAAAGTCGGTTTGCCTGACGACCAGTTTTGCTCCATACTTTTTTGTTAAACTTCCGAGGGGTACATCGGAACAAGATGTTCAACGGTTATATAATAATCTCAATACACAGAGACCTGGTTGCCTGGTGAGTTATAGTCTTACGAAAAGGAAGGATGTATGGGGATTTCAGAATAATGAAAAGTTCGCATTCATGCATTTGAATTTTAATAGTGTTACATCTAGACGAAAAATCAATTCATTATTTATGTATAATAATGACTTTAAAGAGTATAAAGTGTATGAATCAAATTTAGACCCCGTTCTGCGGTTAATGCACAGAACAGGTATTGAATCTAGTGGATGGATGGATACGGGCTCTGCCTGTGTTAGATCTCATCTCGCCACCGTAGATATTGACTTATTCTGTAATGATTGGAAAACCCTGAAACCGGTTGAAAAAACAATTACAGCCCCCTTTGTTATCGGTTCTTTTGATATTGAGGCGAATAGTTCTACTGGTAAATTCCCCTGTGCGACTATTGAAGGGGATGCTTGTTTTCAAATTGCCATTTCCCTATGTAAATTCGGATCAGACGAGCCATACGATAAAACATGCTTTTGCTATAAAAACACAGACCCAAATCTTGACGGGTGTAATATTTTGAGTTATTCTACTGAACGTGAAATGTTGGAAGCATTCGCTAAATATCTTCATAAAATGGATGTTGATATTATTTTGGGTTGGAATATTTTTGGTTTTGATATGGAGTACATATATCAACGAGCACAATTGGTTAAATGTAACTTTGACTTTTTCAATTTAGGAAAACTCAAGGATCGTGAATGCGAAATGGTATATAAGAAGCTTTCATCGAGTGCTCTTGGGGATAATGAATTGAAATTACTTCCCATGCCGGGACGATTTATTTTTGATTTGTTTCAAGAGGTAAAGAAGGGGTATAAATTGGATAGTTATAAGTTGGATGCTGTATCTAAGGAGTATCTGGGCGATCAAAAAATTGATATGCCCGCCAAAGAAATGTTTAAGAGGTATCGCGAAGAAGATCCGGTAAAGCTTCGGGAGGTGGCTGAATATTGTATTAAGGATACACTGCTTCCTCACCGCCTTTTAACCAAATTATGTACTCTCGTCAATCTTCTAGAGATGGCAAAGGCTACGTGGGTTCCCCTGACGTTTTTGTGCGAGAGGGGGCAACAAATCAAGGTTTTTAGTCAGCTGTGTAAGAAGGCGAGAGAGATGGGGTTCATGGTGCCAACTATTAAATATGGCACTGTATTCGAAGATGGTTACGCCGGGGCTACCGTCTTAGAAGCCGTGAAAGGAGCTTATTATAATCCTATCACAGCTCTAGACTTTGAAGCGCTGTATCCCAGTATTATGTGTGCCCATAATTTATGTTATTCTTCGTATGTCATGGACGAGAAGAAATATGGTAACGTTCCGGGTATCACATACGAGGAATTCAATGTTGGGGATAAAACATATAAATTCGCACAAGGCGTCCCAAGTCTTTTACCGAGTATTCTCATGGAGTTGAAACAATTTAGGAAACAGGCAAAACGGGATATGGCCGCATCTACTGGATCATTAAAAGAAATGTACAATGGTAAGCAACTGGCCTATAAAATTAGTATGAACTCTGTGTACGGATTTACGGGAGTAAGTAAGGGAATGTTACCGTGTGTTGCCATAGCCTCCACGGTTACTTGTAAGGGTAGAAGTATGATTGAAGACACAAAGAATTATGTAGAGGCCAATTTCCCGGGTTCAAAGGTAAGGTACGGGGATTCCGTTACTGGTGATACTCCACTACTCATCCGAAAGGACGGGGTCATTAGTACATCGAGAATTGATTCACTCGTTGATATGTACAATCTTCGTTCTGATGGTAAAGAAACATCTTTGATAGATGCCGAGGTATGGACTGAAAATGGATTTACACCCATTAAACAGATCGTAAGGCACAAGACATCTAAAAATATACACAGAGTTGTAACACATACGGGTATTGTCGATGTCACTGCGGATCACAGTTTACTCCTAAAAAATAAGTATATGGTCAAACCATCCGAGGTGGGACTCGGGCAGGAATTATTACATGGAAATACCAAGGATGCATTTGAAACAACCACACGCACGACAGATATTACACGAGATGAAGCAAAGGTGATGGGTTTCTTTTTCGGGGATGGTTCGTGCGGCACTTATGAATGTCCATCCGGAATTAAACGAACATGGGCATTAAATAATTCTAATATGGATTATTTACTTAAAATGCAAAAACTGTGCCCGTTTGAAACTAAGATATATGATACACTTGAAAGTAGCGGTGTATATAAACTATGCGCCGTCGGAGATGTTTATTCCGTGGTTGAACGATATAGAAAATTATTTTATAACAACCACAAAGAAAAAATTGTCCCTCCGTGTATTCTAAATGCGTTCCCCAACATTATAGAATGTTTCATCGAAGGGTATTACATGGCTGATGGCGACAAGGAGGGTAGCAGAATGGATTGTAAAGGCAAGGAAGGCTCTATGGGGTTACATTTATTGGGTAGAATACTGGGATATAATGTATCTATCAATACTCGACAAGACAAACTGAAAGTTCTGAGACAAACCTGGACAAAATCAACACAAAGAAGAAATCCGATTGCTATCAAAAAACTAGAGCTTCTTGGTGAGACCGACGATTATGTATATGATCTTACGACGGGATCTCATCATTTTCATGTGGGACCGGGTGAATTAGTTGTTCATAATACAGATTCTGTAATGGTTGAATTTGACGTAGGTGATCGCAAGGGCGTTGAAGCCGTAGAATACAGTTGGAAAATCGGAGAAAGAGCCGCTGAAGAATGTAGTTCTCTTTTCAAGGCTCCAAATAATCTCGAACTTGAGAAGGTATATTGGCCATTCTTTCTCTACTCTAAAAAACGATATGCCGCAAAGTTATGGACACAAGGAAAAGATGGTAAAATGAACATGGATTATATTGATATTAAGGGATTACAAGTTATTCGTCGGAATAATACAATGCACCTTCGCGAGGTGTGTAAAGAATTGTTCGATCTCGTTCTCAATTCAAATGATACCATACCACCCAAAGAATTGGCAAGACAGCGAGCGATTGAGTTATTATCTGGAGATGTCCCAAACGATAAACTAGTCCTTTCACAAACGTTGGCAGATAGTTATAAGGTTAAGGGTGTTTCTAGGTCTGTCAATAGCGAGTATATAAACGAAATGAATCAATCCCACGTACAGGTTGTTCGTAAGATGAGAGATAGAAAACCCGGAAGCGAGCCACAAAGCGGGGATAGGGTACCTTTTATTCTTATTAAAACGGAAGATCCTCGCGCGAAGGCATTTGAGATGTCCGAAGATCCAAAATACGCAGCGGATAACAATATTCCTATAAATTACCATTACTATTTTGAAAATAAATTTTTAAATCCAGTCTCAGACTTACTCGATCCGTTATATGATGATGCTAAACGTGAAATTTTTGGTGAGATTATCGACAAACACAAGCCCCCTAAAAAGGCACGGAAGCGCAGTGAATATCCATCACTGAGTTCCATGAAAAAGGATGATTTAATCGAAGAATGCAAGCAATTTAATATAGATTCAACCGGCACCTCTGCGGTACTAAAGGAACGTCTAAGGGAGGCACGCGCCAAGAAGGAAAATAATAGTTCAAGTATCGCAATGTTATTTAAAAACTACGAACAAAGTAATAGTAAGGAATGACATCAACGGAATTGAATGAGTTATTCAATAAAGAGGTTGATAGACGAGTCAATGAAGTTCTGACGGTGTGGGTGGAGAAAATTGAGAGCACTCACCGCGGGGTTAAAATAGAACATCTTTTGCGAGACTTACCGGAAAGTGTATCCGATTCATATTTAAGCAAGGGGAGATGTCGGGGCGTTATTAAAGGTGGAGCACGCTGTAGCCGACAGGGTAAGAATGGGGGTTATTGCGGGTTTCACCTTAATCAGAAAAGAAAACTTTGTCCAGTGATCGTAGAATCACGTTTTACACATACGCATGACATGTCAATACAATACATGGACAATTGCCCAGCTTGCGTTGCGACAAAAAATATCACACCATCTCGACCTTCGTCGAGTCGTAATGAACTTATAGATTTGGATAATATAATATAGTAATGAGTAAATCGGATATTCTACTAACATCAATTAATCATTTTTATGACAACACCGAGAATAAAGCTATGTTGAAATCTATACTCGATAAATCTAGTGGTATTTCATTGCGTAATTTGGAATGGTTTATCACTAATTACGCTAAAAAGAACAACTTGACATATACGACAAGCAATGGAAAGTTATTTACGGTTCATTGTGCGTATAAAAGTACATTGGATGGGTATAGCAAAAAGCTGTTCGATCCATTTTGTCGTTCGGAAAAGATATCATATATGATACCCGGGACAGATGATGAAATTAGTACTACGGTTGCCCAACTCAATTTCATCAAATGGTGTATAAAAAATAAAGTGATCGATTACATTTCAAATAATAAAGATACGCTATTTAATAAGCGAGAGAAATAAACCCACCCGAAAATTTAAACGTTTGATAGCCTGTGTAGTATAAATGTAATGTATATGTATCTGTCAAACCCGATTTGAGATTTACCTCCAGATTGGTTTTATCAGATTTTAGTTGCGAAAAATCCAAGCTTCCCGATGGCTTCACATTCATTGGATACATCGAGAAGCTATAGGTATAAACATTTCTGTACGGACGAGACAATCGGGCTCTTATTGTGGTCAGGTACTTGTAATAAGAATGGTTTGCGTCCGTTATATTTGGGGTGTCTTGTCCATTGATATAGAATTTTGCTTTATCCATCACCGGATAAAAGAACGAATATAATTGATCAAAGTCAAGTATGGATCCAAAATTGAATCTATTTTGAAAGTAATGATAATCGGCACTGATCGAACCCGGTATCTCATAACTTGCCAAGTAACTGGAATCCACGCCCGGCCCCTGTGCGACTTCTACATTTTCAAAATCCTTGTTTCGCAAAAACCAATGAATACATTTCACGGGTATATTTGGGACTAATTGTAGTTTGACTTGATCCTTTCCAACCTCGGTTTCCATTGTTGGATGTTTCTTTACGACGTCGGTGATTAATTGAGTCGCTTCTTTCATGTAATAGATTCTTTCTTCTGGAGCTATCGTTAATTCCTCTGTGATTATATCAAATTCGGGAACCGAGATAGTCGTAGATGAGTCCGTGAAGAAGGACTGGGGATGTAATACAAATGTAAATTCAAGTTTCTGTTTATGTATCGCACAAAGGGGGAAGAATGGTCTGTTTGGCTGGTTTGTGTCATATTCGTCTCCCGAGTATTTTCTTGAAAAGAAGAACGGGAGGGGTATGATGAGATCTGTATCATATTGCGCGTACGCACCATTATCGACGGCACCATCATATGGAATGCCACGATTTATCAAAATTTTATTTGTGATCTTCTCGGACATTTCCATATACAACTCGTCGTACAATACCATCCAATCGTCATATATGGTTTCTAACTCCAATTCATCTACCCTCATGGTAATCGATTTGAATAGATGTCTTCCCAATTGATCGGCATAATTCTGACCATTCCCGGGAGCACCATCTATTTTTGGCATTTTTATCGAAATATACATATTACTCAATAGGTCTCCCATGTTTTGTGGGTTCATGCTAATCTTTATAGTTTCACCAAATGGCCAGGTGGCTTTCCCTCCTGGATTAATGACGGGGGTAGTTCGGTGATATTTT